TCCCGTATAACCAGTGTATCCCGTATAACCAGTGTATCCCGTATAACCAGTGTATCCCGTATAACCAGTGTATCCCGTATAACCAGTGTATCCCGTATAACCAGTGTATCCCGTATAACCAGTAAAACTTGTATCTCCTATAGCAACAAATATATCGCCTAAATCTGTTGGCCCAGTAAACGAATTACCCTCTACGTCTTTGCCACCTGGGCCATTAACTAAAATATTTGTAATCGGGTGTGGCATTATATTATTTTATTTTATTTTTTAATCTCTCAACTTCAAGCGATAACTCCTTTACAGCTTGAATTAAGATTGGGGTTAATTTTCCATAATCAATTCCAACAACTTCACCTTTATTATTTAATCCAACAAGGTTAGGAATAACTTCATTAACTTCTTCAGCGATTAAACCAATATCATTTTTAATTTCTTTATTCTTCCAATCAAAGATGACTGGCCTGAGTTTAGAAATGGTTTCTAAACCGTTTTTAAAGTTTCTTATCTTTTTCTTAAAACGCCTTGAAGAAGTTGATGTGTAAGTTCCAGCGGTAACACTATTATCAACTACTAAATTACCAGCGCCATCATCAGGCGCACCTGCATTTGCGTTACCAGCGTCAACAACTCTTACAGTTCCATCTAGATCAATTCTTAATCTTTGGACGCCGATATTAGCATTAGATTCTCTGGATGTTCTAAATATAATGCATCCATCCCTAGATGGATCTGGAGAAGCAAGAGTACTATCATATCCAGCGGATAAAATTAATTGTCCCTCTGCTAATCCACTTGCACCCATAAATTCTGTTCCGCATAAATCTATTTGCGCACCATATGTAATACCATTACCATTGCCACCAGTTATTGTTAGTACTTTATCTTTGCTCGTTCTTCTTATACCAAATCCACTAGTAATTTCTAATCCAGCATCTGTATCTACATTTCCTGTACTTGGTATTCCTACTTTACCGTTAATAATTAAATCAGTTCCATTCCATCTTAAAAAGTTTCCAGACGGCGCCCCAATAAAAAATTGATATAATTCTTCTTGATTTTCTGCCTGAGTATTACCTAGAAAAAATCCTCCAGATGCACTTGAACTTGTAAAATCAGTGCCATTGTATCCTATACCAGCAGATTTTATTCTGCCGTAATTTCCCATTGTCAAACCGTCGTCGTCAACTCTTACTGCATTTACTTTATCTCCAAAATAACCTTCATTTGCTATAATTGCTCCTCTAAATAAAGCTCCTCCAAATTCTCCGTAACCATTAGCAACAATTCTAAAACCAAAATTTTGAACAGTTTTAGTTATTGAATCGCTTATTTTTAATTCAATTGTTGGTATATCATTTCCAGTTATTTCGTCCCAATAAGTGTTACTACCAGAACTTGGTGGCGCGCCTGTTGCGTTTGCTCCTTGATTTGTTTTGGACCTAAATAATTTATAACTTCCATCTGACTGAAGAACTTTTACTTGAACAACGTCACTTGCACTTTCTTTACCCAGCCAACCATACGGAGCGCTTGCATTGTAAGCCCTTACTGTCATCACACCAGAAACCCAAGTTGGAACAAAGTTACTTGATTCTATAAACCCAGAACATTGTGCGGGCTGTGTACTGTTTGGGGTATTTCCTAAGATAGAAATAACCTGAGAACTTATAAATCCTGCGGTTAATTTTCCAACATTTAATCCAGCTAAAGCTGGATCATCTAATTGATATGCTTGCCATGCCGATCCTGTCCATTTGGACATTTTATAACCATTATTGGTGTCATACCAAATATCATTTTCCTTTAAATTATAAGTCCCAGTTGGATTTGATGGAGGATCATCTGAATAAAAAATTCTATTTTTACCGTCAGCAGTATCTTGAGCGCCCTGCGCTGTGACTAAAGCAGTAGCGGCATCATTTGCAGCTGCCGCAGCAGCCAAACCAACATCATTACCTTCTGGATCTAAAATTTTACCTTTTACAATTAAGCCAGGAGTATTAAAGAAATTCTTTCTTGAAATTCTTTTGGGTTTCTTTGTTGTATTTTGTAAAAATACAAATTGATCTTCTGCCTGTAATAATTTTGCCTCTTCTAGATCACCAACTGTATTGCTTCCTGCTCTTGTTGCCATATAAATATTTACAGTTAAGTTATAGATTCATTCACATAAACCGCGCTAAATGACTTATTTGGGCGGGAACCAGAGACCCTAACTTCAGAGCCATCTTTTACATAAAAAGACCAATTTGTTGATATCGCAGACTGGCCACCAATTTGAGCGCCTATCTCATAAGAATCTAATCTTGCTCCAGAAATTCCTAGACCAAATTTCTCAACATCAGATTGATTTTTAAATATAATATTAAAATTAAGTCCACTTATTGAAACGTCTTCTTTGGCAAAAGTTTCAGCTAGATTCTCTGCCTCAAGACTATCCACAATAGTTTCAAAGGATATAGAGCCACCTATTGGTCTTTGTAATTTTCTAGCAAATGGATGGTTATTGCCAAAGCCATACAAAGCTTTTCTTTCAAAATTTAAATTAAAATTTAAAGATTGGATATTATTAAATAACTCACCAAACTTTATAGAATCTGATCCGTAAACTTCTGAGGTTGTTACCGAAACCTTACCAAATGGACAGCCTCCATTAAATTGATTTTTAAATCCAGTCATATACCTATCAGCCCTTGACGAATCTAAAATTTCTATCCCATATTTTTTATTTGCACCAGATGCAGTTTGACCAGTATTATCTGTATCAACAGATGGCATGTAATTATTAGCGGAATAGGTAGATATAGTCGCATTAGCGCCAACAAAATCACAAGATACAGTAGCAAGCTGCCCTACTGAAACAGATATGTTATATGAATTTATATAGGTATTACCAATCCCAAGAATATTAAAATTATTTAATGATGTGGCGGCAGAAGCGTCAGAGTATTGATCATTAGCTATTGCTACATAAAAATTCCTATCATTTGTGGCGTCAAAAATTTCCGAACCAATAAAATTGCTATATGATCCCGAATTTATATTAAAGCCTAAAAAGTCTTCGTTCCAACCATCATTTAAATAATAAGAAAGGCGCAAATTAACATCTGGCGCAAGCTGAGTTGAGTTTGAAGCAAAATCAAAAGATCCGATTTGCTTTAAGGCTTGGCGCTGAACATCAAACGAAAAGGCATAGTTTTGTATAAAGTCCAATCTTGAAATATAAGACCCCGTATTCTTAACTTCGCTGAAAGCGTCTCCGCTTCCGACAAACATCGAAAGCATTTCGTATGATATCCATTTTCTAGGCATTAGTAGATCCTCCTTGCGCCCAATGGGTCTTCAACTAGAGTTACTGAAATATCATTTACATTTTTGTAAACAAATGTGTGTTCCCATTGTGGGGCAAAAAAGTATTTATTCTGATTATATATCTTTGGTATTTTATATTGAAACTTTCTGTACCCTTGTCTTCCTATTAAGAAATGTAAAATACACCTAGCTTCAGCATCACTGACGCCTCTATAATCAAGTTTGAATTGTTTAATGGTATTAGAGTGTAATCCGAAGTCTGTTCGTTTTGTAAATGAATACGGTAATTCAGTTTTGATTACAGATGTTTCTTTTGCAACCTGCGAAGAATACGTTGGCTGGAAATCAAGTTCTCTTGTCCACTTCCCATTTCCAATTGCAGCTACCCCAGCATGATCTCCTGTGCAATAATAAAAAGAATCATATAAATTAGCACTATTCCCAGCAACATTTCTTACGACATCGTATTTAGAATAACTAGTATTTGCTGCCCAATCTCCTTTTATGTTACTACCAGTTATATAGGCATTGTTCCAATTTAATAAAGTTGAAGTTTGATCTGTGCTTAAAGTTACATTAATATTATGAAGATCATTTTCGTTAAACGAATCATCTATTGAATTAACAAACAATCTAATTGGTTTATATATTTGTGCGGCATCAGTGTATTCAAAATGACCTGTGCCGTGAAGACCTTCAAAAAAACTTATGATTTGTCTCGCTTGTTCTTCCTTGCGATTTTCAAACGGCATTGAAATTTGCATTTGTAAATGGTTCAAGCCTTTTGGCATAGTATGAATATAATTATCTATTGTTCCATAGTCTGCTAATTCAGAAGTAAATGAAACCTGCATCCCATACGAAGGAGTAAATGTGAACGACGATGAAATCGTTCCTGTGACATTTTGGTCTCTGTCGTAAAAGAATGACATTATAAAAATCCTTGATAATTAAGGGTTATCATAGCGTCATCAGTTGCTGATGAATTTATAGTTTCTCCTATAAGTTCCATGTTTGACATTGTGAATGCAGCTAAAGAGCCTATTGTTATACTAATATTTCTTTTATTTGAATCAATAATATAATCAAAAAGCTTTTTTGACTGATAGTCATCTACCGCCAAAGAAAACTGCGCTGTTACTCTATATGGCCTAAACGTTATAACTTCCGTTGGAGAACTTCCTGTCGGATGATAAAGCGCTTGTCTTGAACATTCGACGTTATATGTAAAAGACTCTATTCTATTTGTCCCACTACCATCGCATTGAATTAAAATATCCTTGGGCCTGACAACCGTTAGTGATCCTGTTTGACTAGCCGAAGAAGATATTAAACCATTGCCAATATTTCCGTATACTGAAAAATCTGCGCTTAAACTTGGAAAGTTGCCAACTGCACATGAAACAGAATATGAATTTAAATAACCAGAAGTGAAACCAAAACTTTTACTTGCCGAATCATAAAGCAAACCGCCGCTTATTGCAGTTGTGCCAGTAAAACCAAGAATGAAATCATTTGGAGATAAATACTTTTGAATACTAAATGAAGATTGCGGTGGGCCAGAAGTAAATGTTCTAAACTTGTTATACCCCAAAACATTAAGATGTTCTATTGGTAAAGAATATCCAAAATTTACATCAGTGACTCCAAATACTTTATAGCCACTGAGGTAAACCTCTGCATCATAATTTGCTGTTGATAACTTTGCCATTATCTACTTCTGAGTGCTCCTCCTAAACGCTTTTCTTCGTTTATGGTTTCTAGCACTACAGCCTTGATCCTTTCAGACATTTTCTTATAATCTATACCGCCTTGGTTTGTATTGCCCTGAGCCTCTGTCTGCGTTCCTTGGCCAGTTACGTTAATGCTAATATTAACGTCGCCCATCATCTTTGCGCCATTATCAGTTGATGTATTTTCGGAAACAGAGCCAACCTCGCCGCCATCCGCAAATCTCGACATACGACCTTGATTCATAGCTTCAAGCATCCTTTTGCCATACTTTGACGTTGCCCCGCGATTCATTATGTATTCACCGCTCATTAACAATGCAGGAATATCATCAGTTGGACCACCAGCTGCATAACGGCGCATAAGACCACCGTAAGCCTTGAATGGGACTCTTGTCATTGAACCAGTAAATGGTCCAAATGCCATTGGACCACTAGTTATATTTGCAGTATTTTTATATAAACCAAGATTTAAATCTGATCTCGGTCCATAGCTGGATGGAATTTTCGGAGAGAGAAATTTACTTGTTCCATAACTTAACGCCGCCGACGCTATTGTTCCGACTAATTGTTGTTGAAACGCTTTTCTTTGCTCTGTTCTATACTTTTCCCTCTCTGCAATAATATTTAATCCTTGCTCTTGCGCAGAGCGAATTTCTTGGTTAATAGTATCTTCATTTAATAAACCAAATCTAGAAAGTCTTGCGCTTTGATCTTCGAGATTAATAAATGCGCTTGAACCACTGCCTCTTAATACATCGGTTGCACCGCTAGTAGTTGTTTGATTAGCGAAAGCTCTTAATTGGTCATAACCAGTTATATTACCGCCGCCACGAACACCAGGAAGAAAGATTCCTCCAGCATTCATTTTTCTTAAATTTTCTATGCCATATTTTTCAACAGCGGATTTCCTCATGACGAATTCGCCATCCATAAGAAGGGCTGGTACATCATCGCGATATCCACTACCGCCACTTACAAGACCACCTTTTGCACCAGTTGCTATCTTAGGAAAGATAGATGGGAAAGCGCTGCTTAAACCAACCATTGCATTATTAGCTGCATTTTGAATAAACGCGCTTTGCATTGATCTTAAAAAGTTTCTAGCAACATCTTGTAAAGCGGTGTTTAAATTTTCTGTTCCTGATATGGCAGCATCTAAAGCTCCAACTATTCCATCTCTAAATCCAAGAGTAATATCTTTACCTAATTTTTGATTGAAGAATTCAACCTCTTGCTTTATTTCGTTTGTGGCTTCTAAAATACCAGCTTTAAATGGACTTTCTTTTCTTAATTTTAATAACTGTAATTGATAAGTATAAATGTCTCTAAATTGTTTCTTTTGTTCTTCGGCTAAAAGATTAGCATCTTGAAGAGAGATATTAAATTTAGCTAGATTTTCTTGTAGATTTTTTATTCTAGAATCTATATCTAAAATTTGATTATCAAAAATACTTAATTTTTTAGGATCACCTAATCCAAAATTTTGATCTATTTCTAACTGATCTCTTTGTTCTGACAAAGCATTTCTTTTTTTCTTTAATTCATCTAAAATATTTGAAAAATTTTTATAATTTTCTGTGGCATCTTCTGCGTCTTTTGTATTTAAAACATTTTGTAATATTGGATTAGTGAAGCCTTCTCCTAAAGCTCCTATTTTACCAACTTCTCCCTCAAAAGATTTTCTTAAGTCTCTAAACGCTCCCTTTGAAGTTTGAGTTAAAGTTCTTTGAACTTGAAGTTGTTGATTTGTTCTTTCGAGTTGAGCATTTACTAAACCTAAATTGTATTCATCTTCTCTTGTCGCAAATGGTTGTCTTGCTATCTTTCTTTCAATATCGGTTAAAGCTGTTCTACTTTTTGTATCTTCTAAATTTTGAGCATTTCTTTCAATCAAGTCAGCAATTTCTTCTTCTATTTGCAGAGAAGATTGAAGGGCCTCAGTTCTTAATTTTATAATCGAGACCTGTAATCTTAATTTAGATTCTAAACGTTCTGATATTTCTAATTCTGAAGCGGAAGTCTCAAGCCCTAATTTTTTCTCTCTATTTTGCTCCATTATAGGGGCTACCATTGATTTAAACGCGGCCAAAGTATCAAAACCTAATTCTTTAAGAGCCTTATCAGTATCTTCGATCTGCTTTCCCGCATCAAGTCTTTCCATTAAGGATTTTAATTTATCCTCATCTAAAGAAGCCAACTTATTATTATTTTTAACTTGAGAAACGATAGATCTAAAACCTTCTGATTGTAAATTTTTAATTTGATTTTCAATATCTTCTTTTTTTATTCCATATTCTACTTGTTTTTGTTCTTCTTCGCTTAACAATGATGCATTAAAAATTTTTTCTGCTGAAATCTTTTTGAATTTTATACTAGCAGCGCTTTCTGCCTGCAATGACTTAAAAATTATATCAGCGGCTGCCTTTTCTAAAGGTATTCTTTTTTCTAATTCTGCATTTTGAGTTCTAGCGTTTAATGATTCTCTATTAGAAATTAGCAATCCTTCGTTCATTGTGGATATGTATCCCTCTACTAAAAATTTTGATTCATCTATTAAACGATTTCTATATTCTAGCAATCCATTAAGAGATTCTGAAATCCTTTCCTCTTCTTGCTGATCCTCTTCGGACAACTTGCCAGTTATAGGATTTATTTTTTGACTAAATTGTCTCAATCTTTTTTGAGCTAATAAAATTTTTTGTTCCGTATCCGCTCTTTTTTTATCTGTCTCTTCTCTTTCTTTATTAATTTCTTGTGCAGCTTCAGTAGTATTCAAACTTTTAGATTGAATTACATTTATTTTATTCTGTACTGATTTTTGAATTTCTGATTGTCTGGTTTGTTCTGCTGCGGCTTTTTCTTCATTTCTCATTTGAACATATTCAAGAATTCCTCCAGCAACAGCGCCAGCAAAAGGTAATCCTTTGGCAAAACCCGCTCCAACTCTTCCTAATTTTCCTAATAGTGGTCCAAATGTATCTTTTCCTAAGCTGCCTAATAATGCTCCACCAGAAGCTCCAGTTCCTACTCTAGAAACAGTGGTCAAAACTTCCCCAAATTTACTAATTGTTCCATCAGCATTTCTAAAAGATGATTGTAAAGTATTAGATGCTAAAATCAATGCGGCAAACGCTGCTCCTAATTTGCCAGAAGAAACTTCAAATTCATTTTCACCTTTATCTAGAACCTTTTTAGTTTTTTTTCTAGTTTTTGCAAAATTTGGTATTTTTGCATCAGAAGGAATCTTTCCATTGGGTTCGTCTCTTGTGTTGATAACTGCAAGACCATTTGGATTTTGAGCATTTCTTAATTTTGTATCCTGAGTAACACGGATTTGACTTGGCCTTAAGCCAGCAGATAATTCTCTGTCTATAGCATCGCCCAAAGCCATATCGTCAACAAAGTTTGGAACATAACCTCTTGCGGCTGCAAGGCCATTTTTTAAAACTTGACTTGCAAATTTTCTGCGAATAGACCCAGAGTCAGATCCTTTTAAATCAGCAGCATATTCTTTATTAATAGAAAAAAGATCTCTAACTATTTTTCCAGATGGGCTAGATAAGTTCGGGAAATCTAGACTATTAGAATTATCTTTAGCCATTGTGCCTTCTGGATGTGTCAAATACCTAACTCCAGCTTCAAATAAACCCCCCGATAATGAATTTACTGCGCTTTGTGCGCCATAACTAGCTTTCCAAGCTTGTTTATAAACATTATCATCAATATTTGTTGAACCTATTAATTTTGCAGTAAGAATTTTACCAATATTTTCTGTATTTTTTTGAAGCTCATCTATATAACCAGGAATACTTGCTGTCTGACCTTTTAATGATTTTAATTTGCTTTCTTTTAAATTGTATACCGGGAAAGACACTGAAGAATATTCTTTATTTTCTGGAATTTGAGGTTCAGCAAATGCAGATGGTTCATCTACTCCAGATGGAATAAGCATTGCAGCTCTACCAATAGAACTAGCTTTTTTTCTACTTGCTTTTTGTGTATTAAAATATTTTAATTCTTCATCTTTTGCTTGTCGCCACCCAAGTTTTATTATTTCTTCTGGGGTTAGATCCCTTCCATCCTTTTTAAACATTCTTAATTGATTTCCTACAAGCAAGGTCTCTCCAGATTCAGTTTTATTAGATGTATCAACTATTTTTCCTCCTATATTTGGAGCGCCTTGTCCTTTCCAAACATAACCCAAATTATAGTTTGTGGCAAAATTAGGAATATACCCACTAGCACCGCGCATCATTTCAAAGTTTCTTGATGTACCTTTTATCTTTGAAATAAAATCAAATTGATTTAATGGCGCGAACATCGTTCCAGAAATTTGCTTAGATGTTCTTAAGTCTCCCTCCATTGGATTTGCGCCAATTCTTTCTGTTCTTCTGGAAAGAACGTTCATATTCGGAGTATAAAGATAAGATACTTTTCCTCCAGATACATTAACGGCATCTAAAATCTGTTGAAGATTTTTTGACATTCCGCCGGTTTTTGTTCTAGCTGCGCCTGATAAAATATCAATTTCTGAAGCCTTGCTTACGTCTGCGGCACTAGTGATGAAGCTTCCTAACCCAGAGCCATAAGTTGATTTGCCAGCACCTGACGGACCAACGATTAAATTCTTTTTAACTTTAGATGATAAAATTGATTTAAGTATAGCATTGCCGTCAGCTGATATTCTGTCAGCGTCATAAACATAACGAGCAAAGTTAGGTATAAATCCACCAGAGGCAGAAATCTTTTTCGCGCCACTAGGCAAACCATATTTTCTAACCATGTCTTGGTTAAAAATAGCAGATCCACCATTTGCAAAATTAGGAACAATATATTCGCTTGTATTTGCAATCATTGTTCCTTTTTTGCCACCACCAAATGCAAAATTAGGAATTGAAACTACTTTAGAAGAAGAACTTGCTCCTCCAACGCCGCGACGAACATCAGCAGCTTCTTGAGCAGGTAAATAACCACTTGCTCCACGCTTTTGAATTCTTCCGCTTGTAGCACTTAAACCACCAGCTAATAATGCTGGGGCCACTGACTTTGCAATATTTTGAACTTGCTGCAAGGCAGTTAATTGACGATTATATACGTTGAGTAAATACTCCTCTTGCTTTCTGCGATCACCACTCAAAGAAAGAATGGTCGCCATTATTTGCTGATCTCTTATAAGAGTATTAACTACAGCCTGTTCAAGAGCCTGACGTTCTTTAAGTTGCTGATTTATTCCTAAAATTGTTTTTAAAGAATCAACGCCAAACTTAGCAATATCTCTAGTCAGTTTGATAAATATAGCTCCAATAATTGGCAATCCAATAGTAAAAAATACATCAGAAATACCCTTAACCAAACCTTTAGCTATGTTCCCCCCAAGACCTTCTGAATCTACAAGCTTGTTAAACCCATTAATAAGGTCGCTAACAAACTTTAATAAAGTAGCTAAATTATCAGTAACTCCAATTTCTGAAAGTTTATTGAAAAGTTGAGTTACAGAAACAGAAGCGCGATTGATTTCTGCGGCTAAAGTTTTATTTAATTCTATCTGTCTTTCGTAAGCTTGGTTGCTGGCTCCAGCAGAAATTGCAACGGCCTGTGTAAATTTACTATTAGCATTATTCAAATCATCAAGAAGAGCAGAAAGAATGTTAATGTTGTATTTACTAGCAACAGCTTCTAAAATTTGAATTCTTTCTCCACCAGCTAATCCTTGAAGTTTTTGGGCAAGTTCTTGTAAAAGTGGAACCGCGCCTTTTAATTGTCCTTGAGCATTGAGAGACTCGATTCCAATATCTCTTAGCGCTTGAACTGTTTCATCGCTTCTTATTCTTGTAAAAATTGTTTTAAGCGCATTACCAATGACTGCGCCACCACGGGCAGTTCTTTCTTGTGCTACTGTAATTGCAGCATTTAATTCATCAAAATTAACTCCAACCTCCTGCGCAATTGATCCTGCACGCGCAAGGCCGTTTGCCAAGTCTTCAGCAGAAACAGCAAATTTAGTATCAACCGCAACAAGCTTGTTAATAATCTGTGCGGTTGTGATTCCAGTTTCGCCAAATGAATTTGCCGCAGCAGTTAGTACATCAACAGCTTCAGCCGCATTTAAGGAAGTGAATCTTGTTAAAGTAAGGGCATCAGTTGTTCTTTTAAGCGTATCTTCGACACTTAAACCTTGACGAGAAAACTCAAGCGCAGCTTGAGCGGCTGTTTTAAAACTTTGACCAGTAAGCTTTCCAATATTAAAAAGCTCATCTCCAAATTTTGATAATTCTTGTCCGCTCCTTCCACTTATTGCCGATATATCTGCCAGTGTTTTTTGAACTTCTATACCTGTTTTTAACAAATCAGAAAATGCATTTTGCACTCCATTGATAATGCCAACTGAAGCTCCGAATGCCAAAACACGGGCATTTGATGCTGCAATCGACTTCTCAAACTCAGTTGCTAATCCACTTACGCGCCCAAGGGGCTGGGCTAAATTTTTAAATGCAGACGGGTCAATATTGGCTGGAATTTTAATCGTGCCAACACTTTTAACTCCTTGTTGAATAGAAGCTTCTAAACCAGATTGAACTACTGGAAGTGATATACCTTTAGCCATCCTTTAACCTTTTGAGATATTTACACCCAAAAAGTTAAGCTTCACCGTGCAATTTCATAAGCTCTTCCATATTCATAACCTTCTTGCCTTTCATGACTTGAGAAAGAGATTTTGCGCCAGATCCTTTTATTTCTTCTATTTCTTCTTTAGTTGCGCCAAAAATAGCTTCTGCACTAGCTTTTTCTTTATTTTTTTCTTTAGATTCGTAGTTCTTTTTGGCTTTTGACTTGTCGGTATACTCGAAAAGCTTTTCTGGATCTTGTCTTATGCTGTCAGGTATATATTCATTAGTCTCAAATATATTTTTAAATATCTTACCGTATATAGTTGTTCTAACTTGAAAGTCAGTAAGTTGAACCATAGGCTTGCCCCAAAGTTGCATTGGCTGATCTAATACCATGTAATAGGGATGAAAGAAATCTAATAACGCAATTTTTTGTAAATTAAGCTCTTTGAATTCATCCATGTATTCATTAAAAAATAAAATATATTCAACAAGATCTTCGTAAGTCATTTCTTCAAAATCCTTTTCGCTAAAAAGCTTTTGTTTCAACCCTTCGTCTTTAAATAAAGATTCGTATAGAACGTAATCATTAGATCTATTGCTGGCATACTCTTCTGCGGTTTTACCTAAAACCTCTTTTCGTTGCGATATTTTTTTAGCAAGCTTTTGGCGCTCTTCATCAATCTGTTTGGAAATGGCGTCTATTTCTAATTTTCTAATAAGATTCTTTTTTGTTAAAATTAATCTGTCTATATATTTTTTTGATGTATCAATTTCTTCTTCTTCTTTTTCTGACCAAAATCCTTCTTGTATTACATTCTTTAATGCATCATCTTCTGATGGAATACCAGAAGTTAAAGCATAATCGTGAAACTCTTGAAAACGAAAATCGAAGAAAGCTTTTTCAGCTATCCCCAAATGTTTTATAAAAATATAACTATCTTTAAATTTTCTTTTAGAAAAACCTCTAACAATTTCGTCGAAAATAAGAAACAGTTTACTGTTCGTCAAACTTTCCCGTTTCGATGTCATTGTCTAATTTTTCAAAATCTTCACGTTTTGCATTCTTACTGAAGAACCAAAAAGACATAAATGTTGCGAGTTTGCGATAAGCTTTTGTATAAAGTTCATCTGCATCCTCATCCATTTCATGCAGAGCTTCAAGTTTTTGCTCTGTAGTAGAACCTTTAAAAAATGGCTCAATATTTCCATCGGGCATAATTTGTGTATGCGCCATATGTAAACAGAACCAACGAATCACATTATTTTGAGCGATATTGTCTGCCGTATTTTCAAATAGTGTTCGATAGCTAGATTCAACTTGAACCATTCTAAGTCTTGTAGTTGTAATTTTATTGATAACCGCCGCTTCTGCCTCTTTGTCGTAATCAGCCTTTGACGTTAATCTCAAAAGATCATTTTGATATTCAGTAATCTTATTATAGAGAAAAACAAGCTCCTTAGCATCTTCCTCCGATAACATTCCTCCCGTATCAGAGTATTTTTTAGTTAGCATTCCTTTTGTCAAAATGCCCTTCTTAATACAGTTTGACATTTCAATGCTAAATTGCAGTTCTGCATCCTCAAGATTTCTACGGGAAGGCTGTTTGATGATAATTTTGACCGGGACCTCTTCCTTAATTTTTTGTGTAACAGTAATTTTTTGACCGTTCTCTTCTTTTGTTTCGGTCTTTTCAACTTCTTTGTTGATTTTTACGATGTAACTAAATAGCTCTTTCATTGTTTAAAGGTGTGGTGAAATTCTACTCTAGTGCTATCCATCTCAGAAATAATCTTTCGGATAGCTTCATTTCCCATGTCTAAAACGCGCTTTCTATAAAGCGTCATTTTCTCTTCATCTAGGTAATTGGCCTGTTTGACAACTGGCTTGAATGAATCAGGGGCAGAAGAGTACAATAGAGCAAATTGCCTATCATGCTCATGCTTAATATCTTCTAAAATAATAAGCATCCTCTTGAACAAGTCAGAGGTGTTCACTTTTACCCTATCGTTAAAATATTCCTTGCCTGTCATACCTTTTACCTTACTATATAATAGTTTAAGTATAGAAAGTGTAAAGTAAAATATGGCGACTTCCTATATTTCGGCTTCTCAAAAAGAATACATTAATACAATTTTTGATAATGTTTTCGAAACCTTTGCCCGTGAAATAACTATTTACATGAATCCAGAGATGACGGTAATGACAACATCTCCAACATTTAATTATTTATATAGTTCTGATGTTGCAAATGCAGCCAATAAACCTTCTTATACTGTAAAATCTTATAAATTTAAAGCAAAAATACATTACTTATCTCAAGAACAAAGTATATTTCCTGGTGCAGAAGCTCAACAAAGAATCGTGTATCCAGTTGGATCTGTAAAAATCAAAGTTGGTGGCGATGCATTCCCATATCTTAAAGAAGCAAGAAGAATAGAATTTGATGGAAGAAGATATTCAATCGTTTCAGATTACCAACCATTTGGTATTTTTGGACCAAGATATTATTCTTTTATTTTATCTCCAATTGATGAATAATTATGTTAAACATTCCAAGAGATACTTCTAGTAAAATAAATAGAGATGCTGCTGATATAATTAGAAAATCTGTTGAAAAATCTCTTTTATCGCAATTTGAAAAAATTAAGGCAGAAATGATTAAGGAGTTTTTGAATCATCCAGTTACTGAAGAAATAAAAAAAGGTGCAAACGCACAAAATATCAGTGGTACATTAAATGGATATGGCAATCTATTTTCCTATATTGGATTTTATGATGGCGATGATCCAATTGAACCAGTTTTAGAAGAATTTAAAAAAAGCACAATAGTTTTTTCTAGATTAGTAGAAGGAGGTGCAGTTTGGAATATTTATCTTCCCGATAAAGAAGATATTTGGGCAGCTTCTCCTATGCCTTGGGCTATTGGTAGAAGTTGGGCCAAAGGTATAGAAACAGGCATTTCTGGCGTAGGATATTATTTATATACACAAAGAGAAAAATTAAAAAATTCTAGATCTGGAACAGCTATACAAACATCAACTAGAATTGGAAAACCTAGATTTAAAAATGTAAAATATATAAGTGATATACTCGGCAAATATGAGAAAAAAATATCACAATTAAATGAAACATCAATATCAACATAATGTAACAACCTCATTTGCAATGTGGCTTGATCACCACTTGCTTAAAAAAGGTGAAGCATATCAAAATCAAACTGGCGTTTTAAGTTACTATTCTGATACTAGATTACCAAGCTCGTACAAAGCATTTGGTAGTTTATATAAACAATGGGTATTTGATTCAAGTATAACTGGCGCAACAGTGCCTAGTGGAGTTTATGTAAATGGATCTTTTAAAGGAAGAGGCGATGGTTTAGTCATTGATTACTTAAATGGTAGAGTTTTAGCTACTGGCAATGGAATTCCAACAGGAGCAACAGTAACTGGCAGTTTTGCAGTTAAAGATTATAATATCTATTTAACTAACGAAAACGAAGAAGACTTAATCATCGAAAATAATAATTTGGCGGCAAATGAAAAGTTTCCTTGGACGGGTAAATATGTTCAACCTTACGACCAAGCCATTCCCGCTATCTATCTAATTACAGAAGGCTTTCATAATACGCCATTTGCATTAGGAGGAGAAGACGAAAGCCGCTCTCATTTTAAATCAGTAATTTTTGCAGACTCTCCATATAGCTTAGATGGAGTCTTATCAATTTTTGCCGATACTATGCAAAAAGCTTTTAAATTAAAAGATTTTTCAACTTATCCTATAAATGAATTTGGAGATGTTAAAACTTCTCCATATATTTATGATGATTATTATGACAATCCAACGCCTCAAGAACAAATGTTTATTGATCATGTTGTAGTATCAAAACTTAAAGACTCTAGATCAAGAACTCAGAACCCTAAATCATTCGTTGGATTTGCTGATTTTGAGATTATTAAATATAGATACCCAAGGGCTTAAATATTCCATTTATAGGTAAAAAAATGTAAAGTACTTCAAACCTTCTTAAACTATGTCACGCAATAGAGTAATTTACCAATCGGAGGCTCTCTTTGTTAGCGACGGCACGCTTATTCCAACAGCAGTTCACGCCGCAAATAAAATTAAGCAGCTTCACCGTGTACAATCGGCTAATTACGGTTTCTCCGTAGCTCGCCAAGACGTTAATCAATTCGGCAATCTTGCCCGTATTGACGCTATCATTCTTGAACCTCCCACAGTTAATCTGGACTTCACATATTACCTGCACTCAGGTAATAATGAAACAGCACTTGGTTTCAGCGTAGGCACTGGTCTCGGAACCACACGCTCTTTCATTTCGGGTCTGATTGACGCTACTCAAACGGCTGACACTTCGACCCTTTCTGGCCGTAACTTCCATATCTTTACTGCCCCAGAAGGTAACGACGCCAATAATGCTGCTGGTGTAGCCTTTACAGGCGATCAAGCTAGCACAATCACAATCGGCAACGGATTCGTTACAAACTATTCACTTGAAGCTTCTGTAGGTAACCTTCCAACAGTTTCAGTTTCAGTAGAAGGTCTGAATATTAATGTTGTTGAAGGCAGCACAGGAGTTCTTCCCTCATTAACTGTAGAAACCAGCACTGCGACAAGTAATGGATTTACTCTTCCAACACCTTCTAGCGGTGATATCGGAATTTCTGCTCTCCGCCCCGGTGACATTGTAATGGAACTTGCTGATCCAGTACTGACAGACATGCCCACAGGCATTGATACTGGCAATACTGCGGCTCACATTCAGTCCTTCTCAATTGAGGTTCCAATTGGCCGTACAACTCTGCAACGCCTCGGCACTCGCTTCGGTTTCGCAAAGGTTATCGACTTCCCAATCGAAGTAACTGTAAACGTTTCCGCTACTCTCGCTGACCTTAGACAAGCTGGTAATTTGATTGATCTTGTAAATGCTGACACTACAAAGACCCTGCTCTTCAAGTTCAAAGATCCTTCTGGAAGCGATAAGATCTGCTATCAGGTCAAAGGCTGCAAGCTTGTAAGTGAAAACTTCTCAAGCTCAATCGGTGACAACAAGAGTGTTGATCTGGTCTTCACGACTCAGATCGGTGCGCCACAGGATACTACTAATGGCGTATTCGTAGCTACAACTGTATAACAATACACAAATAAAATAAACTAAAAACCCCCGAGAAATCGGGGGTTTTTTATTACCATTTATCTATTGGACACCTTGCAGCTTCTAAGGAAGCTTTTCTTTGCATAACGCATCCGCATTTAGAGCATTTATCTTTTTCTAATATATACTCTGAGCAAGTTTGGCAAATGTTTATTCTTTCGTTTTTCTTTTTATCTGTTGCAAAAAAAGAAGCTGTTCTTACAGCATGTTCAGCTACATTAAAAGCTGTTTTAGAGGCTTCTTTGACGACCTCTAATGGGTTCATGGAGCAGATCCGCTAGGTGTCGGAGCAGAGCCACTAGGAGGTGGCTTTTGATTAATTATAGTAGTATATAATTCCGAATATCCAGACAAAGGTCCATCAATAATCGCTGGAGGATTAAATACATTTGCGCAATAATTTACAATATACAAATCATCGCTTCCCCATTGATCATAATCTTCTTTTGGCATATCGATTCTAGAAGCATAAACAGGAATGCTATTTTCGTCTGTTAAAGCGCAATTAATAACGGCTTTTTTACCGCCCATTATGAAAATAGTTGGCACTTCAATATTAACTGCTGTTTTATCGTTGTATATCCAAGGTTGAATTTTAACTTTCATAAATTATACATTTTTTGTGTTTGTTGCGGGGAAAGATCTGCTGATGCTAGTGTCTCCCCAAATTATTCTAACTGCACCAGCTGCTCCAGCGTAACCAAAATTTGTAGATACTGTGCCTCCACAATCATCTGAATTATAACCGCCAATCGCACCGCCGCCTCCTCCTTTTGCGTTCCCTCTTGTTCCAGATCCAGCTATATTTGTTGCGGAGCCATCGCCTCCATTATAGCCTTCATAATGTGAATTTGGATCTCCACCTGCTCCTCCTACACCATTATCTCCTCTGCCATAAAGATAAGTGCTGCCGCCATTACCAGATTGATAACGATTCCAGCATCCATCGTCATAACCGCCGCCGCCGCCTCCAGATGCGCCATAGGTTCCATTTCCTCCTTGATTCTCTTGTCCTCCACCAACACCTCCTGTAGAAGTTTGTCCCGAAGCAGAATAACCACCAGCGCCACCTCCAGCACCACAGGCATCACCATATGCTCCATTAGATAAATAATCAAAAACGCTTGTTGATAATAATCCTGTTCCAGATCTGGCAATCGATGATGCGCCACCATTTGTTCCAACACCATTTATTGTTCCTCCAGAACCACCAGCACCAACAACAATTGTCAAAGTTTCTCCAGGTGTAACTGAAATATTATTTCTATAAAAAAAATAACCTCCTAGTCCACCCTGTCCTCCAAAATCGCAGCCTCCACGGGGACCACCACCACCGCCATTAACTGCTACTGCGCATATAGATGTTACTCCAGCAGGAACCGTCCAACTATAAGTGTTAGGCGTTGTCCATTCTACTTGGCTAGCTGGAGCAGCATTACTTTTACCCCAACCATCACTCATTGAAATCGCACTTCCTGCTGTTGTTTTTTGGAAAAGCGATCTTACATCCGAATCATTCAATGAGACGGTTTGAGTATATGGCGAAGCCTTACCCAACTCTTGGTTGACGTTATTCATTGAAATAGCGCCTGATGAGGGTAAGGCCACGACAATTACTTATTTATTGTAGTATTAGGGAGCTATACCGGATGTTGGCGCGCCAGAGGGAGGAGGATCCCAGGGGAATGCGCCAGCATTAACTTCAGAAGCGACATTTTTCTTCTCGTCGATTTGACGAGCAATTTGCTCGTTTACATGCTGCTCGTAAGAGCCAACAACAACCGCCTTAATCCATTCTAGGACTGCGGCTTCTGTCAGCTGCTCAAAAGAAACAAATGAAGAAGGATCTAATTTAGCTGGATCAAATGGGGTAGCGCCAGAGAAAATTCCAGTGTTGCCACTCTCATCTGTTCCAATTTTTTGCCAGTGGGTTTGAAAAACAACATCGTTTAAATTACCGACGTTGCGTTTTTTTAGGGATGTTAATTTCCATGTGTAGGTGATCATAGACTTAATAGGATTATAATTTATTTTTTAATGATTTCAATTCATTAGAAAGTTGTTCGATTTGAGTTTGCTGCTCTTTAATGGCCTCAATAAGAAGAGGAATAAGCTTTTCATATCTTACTGTCATGTATTTATCGCTAATTGGGGCAGGGGCTATAATTTCGGGTAATACAGCTTGGACCTCTTGGGCTGATACGCCAACTTCGCGTTTTTTATCGTAGCCCAAAGCAACTGCCGTTTCATTAGCTTCAAAATAGAAACCAGAAAGTGACTTTACTTTGGCAATTGGATCTTCAATTTTTCCGAGTCTAGTTTTTAAGCGTTCATCGGAATAGTAAGCTGTGATATTATTTGTGGCGCGAATTTCACCTGTTGTTCCAGATACGGATGTTCCTACTCCAAGAGAATTCACCGTCACCAGATTCATCACGGAAGTATTATTTCCATCAAAATAATATGCAGTATTGTTATAATCGTAAATATAAGGAGTGCGGATGTGGTTATATGCATATACAATTCCATCAGTATCGCATCTAAAAGACTCATTTTGTGCACCATAAAATGTTCTGAATCTTCTACCGCTATAATAATTGGCATAGATATCATATCCGTTGAACGCATCAATATGAAGATTTCCATAAAGATATATTCTACCATTAGTACTAGGATCTGATATTCCTCCTGCAACCTGTAAATTATTTAGTTTACTTGTGCTATTTGGATCTACATAATAGCCACTATCATTTTGATCGTAAAAAATTGTGCCATAAATAGATCCTCCGCCGCCATTTACTCTTCCATACACCATTGGATACAACCATCCAGAATAGTTGTCATTAGCCCATTGAGTTTTGTACGTAATATCTCCTGTATGTGCGGCGTATAGTTGGAAAGAATGGTATTCTGTTCTCCAACTTAATACTGATCCATATGTATAAACGCTGCTTGGATAATTGCTAAACCCACCTGCAGCAAAATTATTCATTTGGGTCACTGTGAATTGGCCTGTGGTATTCGTCAAACTTTGCCAATCCGACACTGAATTTACATAACTCACCGTTCCAACATAATAATTGTCGTTGCGAGGCTGAATTAAAAGACGGTTAAGATTTGATGTGCTGGCAGGATCTACATAATAATTGGTATCGTTACTATCATAGAAAAGCGGTCCTCTGATGCTTGTATCGGATTGCCAATAGCCAGAATCATCGCACCAAGCTCCCCATCCGCTAGACTGATTCAAAAATCCAATTCTATTTGAATTGTTGTGAATAACTCTTTGGCCTTCGTCTGTATCGCCCATGTAGATATAGGCGTCTGTGCGTCCATTTGCTACAATTATATTTCCAGCAAAATTCGCGGAGGTTCCAGTGCTTGCTGGGTCTATATAATAATTGGTATCATTACTATCATAAAATAGTTGGCCTCGAATAGAAGAGCCATCGGCAAGAGTGTAATCTCCACTGACCACTCTTAATCTCCAAGCTCCGCCATCATTTAGAAATCCAATATGATTATTACTATCGGCATAAACGTATCCGCGTATAGTTCCTTGGTGTCCGCCAGATCTTAAAATAATTCCAATATTGCTCGCGTTATTTCCTGCTAAATTCCAAAAATCATTGCCCGTTGCGTACCAGTGATTGCCATGAGTTTCATTATATAATCCTTGGTTTCCATAGTTTCTAAACCAGCCTCCAACATATACAGAGTTAGCAATATTGGCGTTGCCAGTTGGATCTACATAATATCCAGTATTATCATAATCATAAAAGACTGTACCACGTATATCAGAAGTCGTTACAAGTCTTCCACCGCCCCAAGCTCCCTTGAATGTTCCATTCTCAAGGATGAGCATACCGTGAGATGCAAGATTTCCTGCCGCACCACCTGCGTTTGGATGAGACCACGCAATACCGTAAAGAGTTCCTACGCCGTTTCCATCATCTGGAAGTTTATAGGATTCTCCCATCGCAAATACCCCCTGATAGCGAGTGGATGCGTATGTTCCAATGATTCCTTTTCCGTAATTATTAAATTCAATATTTCTGCCGAATGTGATTTTAGTGGTATCATTCGTGGCATACTGCATCAGCGTGCTATCGGTTCCACCATTGCGTGAATACCAATAGTGCGTATATCCTGAATCCCAATACCAGTGTGCTCCATACCAGTTACTGGTATCTTCTCCAAAGTACAAATGGCTATCACCGCTGTCAGAAGCTCCTACTTGCAGAATATCATCAATGCGTGTTGTCGTGCCGCTGCTTTGTCCAAGACGAGTATTTCCTGTTGTGGTAAGTCCTCCATACAAATATAAACTATTCAGATATGATGTGCTATTACCATCAATATAATA